TTAGAAGGCGGTTCTGTTTACCTTGGCTTGGTGTCCGGTACTGGGCCTGTGTCAATGGCTGACAACGGCACGCAAATTTTTATTGCTGCAAATCCTGACGGATACATATACAACGCAGCAACAAATGAATACCAACAAATTACCGACCCGGACTTTCCGGGGGCAGTAACGGTTGGTTACCTTGACGGTTACTTTGTATTTAATGAGCCGAACTCGCAACGCGTCTGGGTCACAAGCCTGTTAGATGGCTTGTCGATTGACCCCTTGGATTTTGCAAGCGCTGAGGGTTCACCAGACGGGCTAGTATCCCTGATCATTGACCATCGAGAGGCGTGGCTGTTTGGCACGAACTCCGTGGAGGTCTGGTACAACTCCGGCGATGCCGATTTTCCGCTCACCCGTATCCAAGGCGCTTATAACGAGATCGGCTGTATTGCGCCGTACTCGGTTGCCAAGATGGACAACTCCGTCTTTTGGCTCGGCGCAGACCCGCGGGGTCAGGGCGTTGTATACCGAGCCAACGGTTATACCGGCGTTCGCATCTCAACCCACGCGGTTGAGTTTGCCATTCAAAGTTACGGAAACCTTGCCGACGCGGTTGGCTACACGTATCAGCAGGACGGTCACACGTTCTACGTTCTGAACTTTACCAACGCTGACACGACGTGGGTGTTTGACGCAGCGACAGGCTCTTGGCACGAGCGTGCTGGTTTCCGAAACGGCGACTTCAAGCGTCACCGTGGCAACTCCCATGCTCGTTTCAACGGTGATCCAATCATCGGTGATTACCAAAACGGTCGTTTGTATGCGTTTGATTTAGACGTGTACTCCGACGCTGGCGCTACGCAGAAGTGGCTACGGTCTTGGCGTGCGTTGCCGACTGGCGGTAATGACCTAAAGCGCACCGCCCACCACTCGCTACAGATCGACTGCGAGACAGGCGTTGGCTTGCCGGGGTATGCCTTAACTGATACGCAATATCTTGGCAGCGAGTTGTTGCAGATTCTCCAGACCGAAAGCGGCGAAGACATCATTTTAGATGTAAATTACACCGTTGGCGCTAACCCGCAGTTGATGCTGCGCTGGTCTGATGACGGCGGCCATACGTGGAATGGCGAGCGTCAAGTGTCTATGGGGCGGGTGGGCCAATACGGCACTCGCGCTATCTTCCGTCGCCTTGGCATGACCTTGAAGTTGCGTGACCGCGTGTATGAGATCAGCGGCACCGATCCGGTTAAGGTCGCCATTATGGGCGCCGAACTGCAACTGAGCGGTACTGCGTCGTGACCGTAAACATCACGCAAATCCCTGCCCCGCGTGTGCCGTTTATTGACGAGCGCACCGGGCTGATTTCGCGTGAGTGGTTCCGGTTCCTAAACAACCAGTACCAGTTGACGGGTGGCGGCACTACGCAGACCACCATCTCTGACCTTGAGTTGACGCCTTCGCTGGCGGCTAACGTCGAGGACGAGATGGCGGTTGTAAAGGGCCAGATAGACGATCTACAAAAAGGTCCGCCTCGGTTTGAGCCGGGTCTTATCAACTACGGTTCGTTTTTCTCAACGCAGACTCAAGCGGCAACGGTTATCAATACTGCGAAAGCCATCACGTACAACAACGCTGATCCCGCGTATGGCGTTTACCGCGACCCAGCCGATAGCAGCAAGATTAAAGTTACTCGACCCGCTATCTACAATGTCCAGTTTTCTATTCAGGTAGACAAGACTTCGGGCGGTACGGGGCGACTGTATATTTGGCCTGCTATCAACGGCACTAACGTAGCCAACTCTGCGTCACTGATTCAGATTCAAGGCAACAACGCCGAAATCTTTTCTGCCGCTAACTTTTTCTTGCCGTTGTCTAACGGCGATTACTTTCAGTTGTACTTTTCTGTGGATTCACTAGACGTGCAGTTGCAGACGTTTGCGGCTGCCGCGCCTGTACCGGCGATTCCCTCCATCATTTTGACTGTTATGCAGGTGTACGTATGACCGTTTACCTTTCAGCCTTCGCAGGAGCCGGGGCGCAGTTCTTTACCAATGACGGCTCTGTGCTGTCAGGCGGAAAGATCTACGCCTACGACGCCGGAACAACGACTCCGCGAAACACTTACACAGCGATTGGAGGAACAACGGCTAACTCCAACCCCATCATTCTTGACTCTGGCGGACGGCTGCCAGAAGACATGTGGTTAAGCGAGGGCGTTAAATATCGCTTTGTTTTGACGGACTCTAATGACGTTCAAATTGGCGAGTACGACGACATCGTTGGCATCAACGACATCTCTACGGAGACTGTCGCGTGGGCCACGATTACCGGCACGCCGACGACGCTGGCTGGCTACGGCATTACAGATGGCCTGACGACGACGGCTGCGGCAGCGACCTATGCGCCAATCGCATCACCGACGTTTACTGGCACGCCGCTGATCCCGGACAACGACTCGGTTAGCGCCAACTATGCTGTGGGCTATCGAGAAGCACCGCAGGTATCTAAGACGGCTAACTACCAGTTGGTGCTGGCAGATCGCGGCAAGTCGATTCTGATGAACGGCACCAGCCTGACGCTGACTATTCCGGCCAACTCTGCCGTCGCGTTTCCGGTAGGCACCGTAATCATTATCGTCAACGTCAATACCAGCGCGTTGTCGATTTCCATTACGACTGACACGCTGACTCTGGCGAACAGCACCACGACCGGCACGCGCACGCTGGCTCGTAACGGCTTGGCTACCTGCGTCAAGATTGGCAGCACGTCTTGGCTGATCAGCGGAGCGGGATTGACCTAATGGGCGGCGCTACCTTAGCAGCGGCGATTGCAGGCACGACGGGGGGAGCCGGTGCCGGTGTATTCGACTTCTCGTCTGGGTCGGGTAGCGTCACGATTCCCACGGGAGCCACGGGCGTTACCATCGAGGTATGGGGTGCGGGCGGTGGCGGTGGCTACGGCACTGTCACCCAGATATTTGGCGAGTTCTTGTACGAGCCGCAAGAGAACCCCGGTGGCGGTGGTGGCGGCGGTGCCTACGCTAAACGAGTCATTGTGTTAACCGCGCCAGATGCCCTTAAAACTATTCTGTACACTGTCGGTGCTGCCGGTATAGGCGGCACTGTAGGCGACGCTGTGGGCGGCGCTGGCACCCAATCTGTTGTCTACGCCGGAACCTACGCCCTAGACGAAATGATCTCTACGGGCGGCTTTGGCGGCTACGGCGGTATTGGCATATTTGGCAGCCAGCAAGGCGCTGGAGGCACGCAGACGGGCGGTACGGTGCCGCCGTCAGTGAATGGCAACGGAGGGGCTGCCTTTACCCAAACCGGCGCTGCGGGCATCGTAGGCGACAATAGCCTCACTGCTGGCGCTGGCGGCGACGGTGGCGACCCGGTAGAGGGCGGCGATCCGGGCTTGGTCGGCACTAACGGTCGCGTCCGAATGGTATTTACCTTTTAGGTGACACATGGCAGTTAACGTAAAAGTCCTGATCCCAGCCAAGATTGCCGAGAACACGCAGGTAACCCAATACACGGCTACCAACGTATCGGCCATCATCGACAAGTTCACGGCCACGAATTACAGCGCATCGGCGGCCACGATCTCGATCAACCTTGTGACGCAGTTTGACTCGTCGGGCAACCAGAACTTGATCATTAAGGCTAAGACCCTGCTGCCCTCTGAGACGTATACGTTCCCTGAGTTGGTCGGCCATGTGCTGCAACCGGGTGGATTTATCTCCACGATTGCCGGGACTGCCTCGGCTATCAACATCCGCTCCTCTGGTCGGGAAGTGTCGTGACCGAAGCCGAGTATTGGCTAAGGGAGAACTTTGCAGCGCTGGAGTTGCCGCCAGATGCGGTGGCTTGGCTGATTGACTTGTGGCACGTCACGCAGGTGTTTGACGACGTAGCCGATGGCGACCCGGTAGACCGTAAGGCGCTGGACGATACCGTGTGGCGCACCCTTGTAGGTATGCCTGCAAATAGTTTCTTTATGGCTCATGCAGGGCAGTTATTGCCTGCTGTGGGCACGGCCATTCTGAAGTGGAAGGCTTCGGATGATGCCGAGCGCAACGGCTTGGCTGACGAACGATCGTTCGTTTGGCGTGCCGCTTACTATGACTTAGTTCTTTTAGTGGTGCTGTTGTGTCAGGGCCGAGAGTCTGCTATGGAAAAAGCAGGTGCGGTAATGGCACTATACGGCGAAAGTTTTGCGACATATCGCGGGGAATTCCCTCATGGCTAATCCAGTAGTTGCTATTGCCGCATCCAGCATTGGATCGGCTGCTGTCGGCAGTCGCTCGGCAAGCAAAGCGGCAAAAGCGCAACAACAAGCATCGCAACAGGCTGCTGATGTTCAGCGCGAAATATTCCAAAAGCAGACGGAACTGCAAGAGCCTTTCCGTCAGGCAGGAATTACCTCGCAAAACGAATTGATGCGCTTGCTTGGTATCGGCGGTGACGCCTCTGCTGCCGACTACGGGATGCTGACTCGCGGCTACCGACCGGAAGACATGCAAATGGACCCCGGTTATGCGTTCCGCTTGTCGGAAGGCCAGAAGGCGCTAGAGCGATCTGCTGCCGCTCGTGGTGGTTTGCTGTCTGGTTCCATGCTTAAGGGGGCACAGCGCTTTGGACAGGAGTTGGGTTCGCAGGAGTACATGAACGCCTTCAACCGCGCTCAGGCTCAATTGAACACTCGCCTTAGCGGGCTTGGTAGTTTGTATGGCGCCGGTCAAGCCGCCGCCGGACAAGTTGCCAATCAGGCCGGACAAATGGGCGTTAATGTCGGTAATTTGATGACGCAGGGCGGTCAGGCCCGTGCTTCTGGTTATCTTGGTCAGGCCAACGCACTAAACCAAGCCTTACAGCAAGGCGCTATGGGATACGGGTTGTATCGAGGTGGTTATTTCGGGTCGCCGGGGAGTCTGTCGGCAGACGCTCTGGATGATATTTTACCCGGAGTAAACGTCACGGGCAGCCGATACCTTAGTTCGGGACTGGCTCCTAGCCCAAACATGATGGCCGTTAATTATCGCGGTCCGCAATATGCAAATCTGGGGTAAGTCATGGCAGTCATAGGCGCAACTCAACTTGAGCCAGTAAACATCCTTGGCTCATACGTGCAGGGCATGGAACTTGGCCGTGCAAATCGTCTTGCCCAGCAGCAGCAGGCAATGCAAATGGAGGCCGCTCGACAAGAGGCTGCCCTGCGTAACTATTTGTCTACGGCAGATTTGGAGTCGCCGGAAGCGCAGAACCAACTGCTTCGCTTTGGGCCGCAAGGCGCCGAAATGGCTAAGAACTTAGCAACCATGGGAACCCAGCGTTCACAGGCAGACAAGGCTAATTACGAAGCCCAAAGCCAACGTTTAAAAGACATGTATAACTTGGTAACGTCTGCTGTAGACCCACCGAGTTACGCCCGTGTTCGAGGTATAGCCGCAAACATGGGGCTTGACGTTTCTCAAATTCCTGAACAATACGATCCTGTATTTGTTGAACAGGCTAAAAACTCTGTTCTTACTGCGGCCGAAAGATTAGATGCCGAAGCCCGTGCGCGTACCGCTTCTATCCAAGAGCGTCAGGCCAAGGTTGCCGAACGCGAAGTTGGTTTGCGAGAAGAAGAATTAAGAGATAAGCGCGCTGCGGCTAAAACGGGTGTTCGTGAAGACGAAGACGTTGTTGCTCGCACTGAAACGGCAGCAAATGGCACTGTTCGCATGTACAACAAGTACGGCAAATTGCTGAAAACAGAGGCGGGCGCCGGTAAACCGTCTGCGACGTTCGAAAAAACTACGGCGGCACGGCAAGAAATGCAGCGCAATCTTAAGGAAACAACTTCAAGCCTGCGCGAAATTGTTAAAGATAACGGTTTAATTGATCAATCCACCGGCAGCGGATTTGGTCGCGGCGTTGATTTCGCCGCTCGATTTGCTGGTAAGGCTACTAAGGGCGATATTGCGCTTGGCAAACTCGCCATAATCGCAGATCAAGTCTTGAAACTTGTCCCTCGGTTTGAAGGGCCGCAGTCTGATAAAGACACGCAAACTTACCGCGAGGCAGCAGGCCAACTTTCTGACGGTACGTTGCCAAACGAAATTCGCAAAGAAGCCGCTAAGACTATTATTGAATTGTATGAGCGCCGCTCGAATCAATTTGCGATTCAAGGCGCCGATGTGTCCGGCGATGGCGGCACTTGGCAAGACCTGTAATACGGAAACCATAAAACATGGCATGGGAATCCGCAGAACGCGTTCAAAAGAACGATCAGGGTCAATATCGCGCTTTAATTAACGGGCAGTGGATTCCCGTCGCAAAAGCGCAAAAAAACGCTGAAGGACAGTATCGCGTTGAACGTGAGGCATTTCAGCGTGGCGGCCCAACTAGCCGTAAAGCAACCGGAAAGCGCACCGAAATTCCAGCGCCTCGTCGTGCCCCATCGCTTGCTGACGTTGGAGATCGCGCAACAGGGTTTCGCGCTCAGGTAGCCGAAACCGGAATGACTCCAGAGGAGCGCACTGAGACTGTTCGCCAAGGCGCAGCGTTCCTTGGAGGACTAGCCCTTGGACCTGTGCTTGGCGGCGTTGTCCGCAGCGCTAGCGCGGCTGTTCCCGCTATCCAACGCTTTACTGCTCCAGTAGCGACAGCACTAGAGACAGGCGGATTTCGCACTGGACTTGGCAAAGAAACTCCCGCTGTTGCTAGGTTGGCTTTGCGTACTGGAGCCGGTGCGGTAACGGGCGGTGGCGCAGCAGCATTGATTGCCCCAGAAGACATCGGGACTGGCGCAGCGGTTGGCGCCGCGCTCCCTGTTGTTCTGCCTCCAGTAGCCTCTGCCGTCGCAAAAGGCGGTGGATATATTGCCGATGTTCTTCGCGGCAAAACTGCCGCGTCAAGCGCAAACCAGTTATTGCGCGAAACAATTGGCGATGAAGTAAACGTATTGCGTCAGGCGATGGCGGCGCAACCGGATATTCCGGCAAGCCGTGTTGCCTCTCAAATGAACCTTCCCGCGCTTTCTGCGTTACTGCAAAAAGCCGAAGAGTTAAGTCCGACCGGCACTGCCAACGCGTTCCGATTAAAGGAAACACAAGACACCATCAACGAACTTGCGCGACTTGCTGGCGGCCCAACTGCCGAAACGGCCCGCGCCGCTCGTGAAGCAACCAAAGAGAGTTTGGGTGAACTGACTGGGCGTATGCGTGAGGAAGCCTTTGGCGCTGCTCGACGTACTGGCGAGGTAATGCCCAAGTTGCAAGCAATTGCAACGGAAGCCCGTGCCGACGCCAAAAAGAATGTTGAACTTGTGCGACGCGTTAGCGATGCAATTAACAGAGCCGATGATTGGGCGCGTAACTGGATAACGGGGTCTAGGTTAGTTGAAGGACCGGGCGGCACATTTACCCGTCAATATGTAACTAACCAAGGCGTTGGCGAGGCTGGCGTTCGCTTGGGATCGCAGGCTGAACAGCGATACACATTCCCCGGTCAGTTGGCAGAAAGCGGTCGTCAAACAACTGTTGGCGGGCCGTTCCAGCGTCAAGTTATTGACGAAGGCGGCACAATTGCTCGCCGCGTTGATGAAGCGGCGCAAGCATCCTTGCAGGCTGGCGCTCGCGCACGAGCGGCGGAAAATGTTTATCAGAGCATGGTTGATCGGAAACTTGAGCCAATCACAATAGACAAGTTTACGTCTCCAATTGACAATTTGTTGCGCGATCCCGCCGTCGCAACAAACCCAACGCTGAAAAATGCGCTGCCGCAAGTGCGGCAAATGTTCCAAGACTGGGCAGACCAGTATGGCGTTGTAACCCCGGAGGCGTTAGAGGCTATCCGCAAAAACGGGGTCAGCGGCATTATTCAGCAATTGATGCCGGGAGCGGATTCCAAGTCCCAGAATCGCATGGCTGCTCAGGTTTTGGCTAAGTTGAAACCCGCTATTGACGAAGCCATTGAAAAGGCTGGCGGCAAGAATTGGTCTAACTACCTTAAGTCGTTTGAGCGCGGCATGAGCGATATTCGCGGCATGGAGTTGGCCGATCAGATTCGTAAATGGTACGAAAGCGGTAGAACTGCTGACCGCCAAAAGATCGTTAATTTGCTGGCTGGCGAAACGCCAGAAGTGGTTGAAGAGTTCTTTGGGTCTGGTCGTTATCAAATTGCAAAGGAGATGGCTAAGGATATGCCGTTCCTTGAGCGCATCGGATCGGCAGTGCAACTAGACCTCAAGGCCGCAGCGCAAGCCAAGGCTGGCCGTAAGCCGTTAGCCGACATCATTGAAGGCCAAACCACTCGCATTAGATTTCCGTTCTTTACTCGCGCTTCCACGGCGGTCAACGAAGTTGTAGAAGCGATTGAAAAGAAGGTCGGTCGGCAGACGATGGATGAGATCGTGAAGGCCGCTCAGTCTGGGCGTGACTTCAACAAACTGCTTGATGCAATTCCGACTAAAGATCGTAACGCGTTCTTGGCTCAGTTTAAGAACGCAGAATCATGGAACAAGTTTTCCGGTCAGGTGGCGCAGGCTTCTCAGGCGCAGGTAAGCGCCGAACCGCGTAACCGTATGGCCCCCGAAAACCGTAACGCTTTAGCGAGGTAGTCATGCTTCAAGGCGCACTTAAGTTAAGTTTGGAGAAGTGACGTGGATTATCAGGCGGCTTTTAACATTGCGGTGGCAGTTGCAGCAGCGTTTGGCGGTTGGACCTTGCGCTCGATTACGACGAGCCTAGAGAACCTTCAGCGTGACCAAAAAGAGATGATGCACCAGTTCGTGCGCCGCGATGATTACAAGTCCGCCTTAGAGCGTATCGAGCAAATCCTGACCCGCATCTGGGACAAGTTGGACGAAAAGGCCGACAAGTGATGAACATGCAGAAGATTGTCGATATGTTGTTCCCGGTGTTGCTGGCCGCTGTAGGCTGGTTGCTGTCGGAGATCACATCGTTTAACAATCGCCTGATTGCTATCGAAGGCAAGATGCCTGCGTTGATTACGCCTGAAGGCGTTCCAACAGACAGTCCGATTAGTGCTGCCAGTCGGCAGAAGCAGAAAGAAGAACTGCTAGATAAGATTTATGACCTGCAAATGCGGGTCAAGTTGATAAAGGAGCGCGGCAAATGATGACCATGATCAGCACGTTCTTGTCGTTCCTCGCAGGCGGCCTTCCTAAAATTCTTGAGATTTTCCAAGACCGGCAGGACAAAAAGCACGAATTGGCCTTGGTTGCGGCTCAGAAGGAACGCGAACTAGCCCTCGCAGAGCGTGGGTTTATTGCACAGGCACGGGTTGAGGAAATTAAGTTAGAGCAAATCCAGACGCAGACGGCAGGCGAGGAGCGTCAAGCCCTGTACCAGCACGATATGGAAATCGGCAAGGGTGCCTCGCAGTGGATGATCAACCTGCGTGCCTCGGTGCGTCCGGTTGTGACCTACATCTTTGTGCTAGAACTCGTCGCCATCAACATCGCAGGCGTCTGGTATGCCTACAACACAGGCGTGCCGTTTGCCGCTGCAATGGCTGAAGTGTTCTCAGATGACGAG